CGTCCCCGCTCGCGCTCGGTGAGGCCGAGCTCGCCGGCCCGTCGTCGCTCGAGGAGCGTGTCGAGCTCGCGCTGCTCGTCTTCGGTAAGTCGCATCGCCTTGCCCGCCTTCGCGGTGCCGATGCCCTGCGCAACGCCGCCCGCTGCGGCTGCGGTGCCTGCGATGATTGCAAGGGTAAGAGGGTCTGCCATGCTGGCACCTCAGAGGTAGAAGGCTTCGATAGCGATGCCCCAGTTCACCACCCCCGCCCGGCCGGCGAGAGAGTGAACGGCGAGGCCGAAGTTGTGCGTGCCGATCGCGCGCTCGCGGATGACGGTGCCCTGGCGCGACCCATAGCCGCCCGTAACCGTGAACGGGGCCGAAGCGCCGATGGGGCTGCTGCCCTTGATGCTGCCCGAGGCCTGCGAGCCGTTGCGAATCTCCTGCGCTTGGTGCGAGAAGAAGCTCGAGCCGGTGCCGCTCAAGGCGTCCTCAAGGTCTCCGATGTAGGGGATGACGTGCACCCGGCGCGCTGCGAAGTCGGTCTCTTGGTACGACGCTGCAGAGACATCGGGGCCGACCTCGACCTCGAACCAGTAGTGGAAGAGGCAATAGGCCGTGCGCCGCAGCTCGAGGGTAAAGGCGGCCTGCGGGAGGTGGTGCACCGCGACGTTGCCCGGGCGGCCCTGCCCCGAGAGGTACTTCGTCGCGAAGGTGAGCCGAATCTCGGCACCGCCTGCCCACTGCCCGCCCTGGTAGCCGGTGACACCGTGCTGCAGGCCGGTGACTGGGCTCTGCTCGGGCGGCTGCACGTGCTGCGTGTTGAGCACCTGGGCGCTCTGCAGGTCGCCGGTGACGATGCCCTTGTGCAGGTAGACCCGCAGGGCCTGGAAGTTGCCCTCGAGGTCGTTGCTCGTGAGCGTCGTGCCGTCGGCGAACGTGTTGGGAGGCGAGTAGCTCATGGGTCACTTCGTCCGCATGAGGAGGGCCTGCAATGCGCCGCCATTGTAGTCGAGGCGCGCGGCTGCGGCTGCATCGTCGGCCCGCACGAGGTAGTTGTCGGTGCCGTCGTTGTATGCCCCAAAGGGGCCAGAGAAGACAACCCGCAGACCGTAGACCGTCGTCCCCGCCCCGGGCTCGAGGTAGTGCCAGGCACCGTCCGCCGCTGTCCAACCGACCACGGCCTCGCGCTTGTTCGGGCTGCTGTTCGTGGCTTTGCCGTCTTCGGGCGAGATGAACGTCTCGTGAACCGTCGGGACTACGCTTGTGCTCTGGCAGTCGTCGAGCTGGTTGCCGCCCCTTGTGAGAACGGCGGCCGTGTTGAAGTCGCCCTGCCCGGGGACGTTTGCGAAGTTCGTGAGGGCGTTGCTCGTGGTGTCCCACTGCAGCCAAAACGCCCAGCACCCGAAGCCGTTGGCGACCTGCACGTTGCTGCCGCTCGTGTCGTCGAAGGTGAACCGCAGGTAGGGGTCGGCGAGCCACGGCTGCGCCCCCTCCCAACGAGGCCGCACCGACAAATCCCAATAGACGCGCAGCACCTCGCCAGGGGACACGGTGACGCCGCCCGCACCGAAGGAGAGCACCGTATCGGTGCTGCCCGCGTCCTGGGTGACGTAGGGCGAAGCGCCCGTCGACTGCCCGGTCACCGTGTTGGTACTGGTGTGGGTCCAGTCGTTGTTCCCGATGATGGCCGAGAACTGCTCGGGGGCGACAAAGCGGGCGTTCGTGAAGTGCGCCAGGTCGAGCGCACCGTCCCGCAGGTTGTACTCGTTGAGGTCGGTCTGCGTGTAGTCGTCGAAGCGGTCGTTGAGGCTGGCGGCGTTGAGGGTGTCGCCGTCGACGAGCGGCCCCCGGGTGATGCGGCTCATCGGTGCCTCCCGACAATGAGGTAGCGGTTGTTCCACACATGCGCATAGGGGCAGGGGTCGCCGTCACTGTCGTTCTGCGCGCAGTCTTGCGAAGCGGGCGTGCTCTTGAACTGCAGGGCGACCTCGAGCTTGCCCTGCGGGAAGAGCTGCGAGGCCATGATGCGGCTCGTTTGGTGACCGTAGCCGCCTCGACGCTCGGCGATGTTTACGCCGTTGACGAGAATGCGAAGGCGCACGGTGTTCGGGCTGCCAGGCAATCCGTCGTTGAGACCGAAGGCGAAGATATTGTGCGCGTAGACGTTGCACGACCACTCGACAAAGAGCTGCCCGCCGGCGAAGTCGATCTCGAAGGGCGTTGAGACGTTGCGCCATCCGCCCGTCTGCGTCTGCAGAGTCTCGCACAGCCACCCGATGACATCGGTACCCGTGTCGCGTGCTGCGTCCTGCTCGCCGGGCGTGCTTCCGCCCGAGGGGTAGAGGTTCTCGGCGTAGACGCGGTGCAGGGCGTAGTCTTTGAGCCGGGTCTCGTCGACGCTGTTTGCGGGGAGCTGGGTGCGGTCGAGCGAGGTGATGGCGCTCTGCTGTGCACGGAGCTCGGTGTTGACGAGCTCGGGGGAGACGGTGAGGCCGTCGGTCGCCTCGCGCTGCGTCCACTTCTTGGTCATACCCGCACCCCCGCGACGACGCGCGTGCCCTTCGAGGTGAACTCGTACTCGTACCCAACGAGCACAAGGTCGTCGGTCGTTTCAATCTCGAAGCAGAACCAGGCGGCCGACTGGTGGGCAACCGAGAAGCGCAACGGCACAAGGCGCTCTTCGCGGTACGCACCCTTCCCGAGCTCGGCAGAGTCGAGCACGAGCATCTCGGCCGCGTCGGGCGGCTGCGCTCGATAGGTCGCCTCCTTCGTCGCGGTAAGCGAAAAGTCCTTGTAATGCCGGATTTGTACCTCGGGCTGCCCCGTGGTGAGCATCCACAGGGTCACATACGAGACCTGCTTCTGCTGCTGCGGGTCGCCGAAGGCGTGCCAGGCGCTGCGGTAGACGCTCGTGGGCGGGTCGTTGTCCACAAGTGCACCCCCGCTCTTCGTCGCCCCGAGGGCACGCTTGCCGGACATGACGAAGACGCCGCGCTCGGTGTTCGCGTCGCCGCTCTCGTCTCCGACGTTGTGCCCGAAGAGCACCGTGCCGTCGTGCAGGGTTGCGAGCGCGCCGACGGGGAAGCCCTCGCGGCTTGTCCAGGGGCTCAAGGTCTCGATAACGGCGAGCCGGTCGAGGTGCAGCACAAGGCCGAGGTTCGGCCGGTCGTTGCCGTCGACGGGTACGTGGAGCTGGTACTCGCGCTCTTTGCTCGAGTACACCGCAACGGCCCGGGGGTGCAGGTCGGGTGTGATGCGCTCGATAAGCCCGTCGAGGGTCACCGTAAGGTTGATGAGGTCGGAGGTCGCCCCGCCCTCGAAGCCGCCGGTGAGTGCGTACACACCATCGCGGGCGAGGAAGACGACGCCCAGGCCGGGCACGGTGGCGATGCTGTGCGGAGCCCTGCACGTCACCGAGTCGGAGATGGTGGAGACGGTGAAGCCGCCCCCCTCGTTGCGCCGCACCACGTCGATCGACTCCTCGCGGAAGACGAGCAGGTCGTTGTAATGGGGGAACAAGGCCGTGATGCCCCCGCCCCTCGAGGCGAGCTCGATGAAGTTGGTGTCGGGGAACTGCTCGATGAGGCCGGCGGTCGAGAAGAAGAGCGTGCGCGGCTCTGCGACGCCCCCGTCGAGGAACATGCAGCCCGCGAAGAGCGCCGAGAAGCGGGCAGCGGGTGCGGGCAACGGCAGGGTGAGCCGCTCGGGCGCAGGGTTGCCGAGGTTCGCGGTGCGGACGGCGTCGAAGAAGACGGTGTCGACGTTGTTGCGGATGATGTCGATGAGGTAGAGCGCCGTGTCCTCGGGGTTCTTTGCGTCCTCCGAGTAGTTGGCGGTGCGGTAGAGCTTGCGCGCAACGACGCCCTGCGGCCCTGTGGGCAGGTTGACGGCGACCCCGTTGCGGAACCCTTCGGCACTGCCCGGCAGCTCCCACGACTGCTCTGCGGGCGTGCTGAGGGGTCCCTCGCTGCCCGTGTCGGTGACGAAGGACACGGACCAGGCGAAGAGGCTCTCGGCCCCCGGGTCGGTGCTCTCGTTCTTGCCGAGGCCGATGCCCCACCTGCCCCCGTCGGGCACGGCGTCGCCTGCCGTCGGGCACCAGAGGGTCACCGCACCGCCTCCGCTAATCTTCGGCGGGTTCGTGCCCGGGCTTGCGGGGTAGGGCTTCACGAGGTTCGCCAGGGCAGGCGCTGGGCGGCCCTCGAAGCCGAAGCCCCGGATGACCTGCGGCAAGGCGCTCGTGCTCTCCGCAGCGGTGCCCAGGGGCCACGGCTTGACGATGACGGGGCGGTCAACGCCGTTTGTAATGACGGTGCCATAGGCCGTGTCGGTGTACCAGCTCCCCGCCTCGGTGGGTGCGGGGATGTGCCGATCGGTGGCAAGGGTGCGCAGGAGGGTCGTGGTGCCCGAGGCCTCGTAGACGAGGTGCAGGTTGCCGTCTTCCTCGAAGAGGATGTGCTGCCGAGCTCCTCCCGTCAACGCCTGCGCGACGTGCAGGGAGGTGATGGGGCCGACGCTTGCAAAGGGGTCCCAGTCGGTTGCGCCGGTGACGTAGGGCTCGTAGCCGACGCGGGTAGACCACCCGCCCGTGCGCTTGTCAATGCGAAGGTTCTGCGCCTCGCTCGCGTTCTGCGGGTTCTGCTGCAGGCGCGTCTCGATGCCGCCCGGCACCGGAGTCTGATAGACATTCTGCCTCATGTGAACTTCAACGGGCCAAACGGGTTGCGCACGTAGCGGTAACCGGCGGTCGGCGTGCCTTTGATGATGCGCCTCGGCACCATCTTCAAGAAGCGCTGCTCCATGCCTTTGTACAAGACATCCTTCTTGCGGGCGTACACCGCCGAGAGGGCCGGGTTCGCGACCTTGAGCGTGAGCTGCTCAAGGGCGGCGTAGGCAATGACCTGCGCGTAGCTGTGCGGAACGAGCGGGCTGTCTTGGTCCTCGAGCATGCGCGGGGCGGTGATGAGCATGCGCACGTTGAGGTCTTGGTCGGCCGACGGGTGCGGGTAGAGCTGCACCGACTGGTAGACCGCCGACTGGTTCCAGCGGTAGCGGATGGCTTGACTCTGGAACGCCTGCCCGCTCAAGGTCGAAAGCGAGAGGTCAGGCTTGAGGGTGACGCCGCCCTGCGGGGGCACGGTGTCGACGTTGACGGCTACACCGCCCTCGGCGTTCGCGTTGCGGATGCGAACGGGGGCGAGAATGTTGGCCTCTTCGCAAGTGAAGTAGTACCGCCGGTAGAGGCCGGTGCGCTTCTCGAGGGTCTCGGGGGTGAGCTCGAGGGTCTGCGTGTCGCTCAAGGAGTAGGTGCCGACCTTCGAAAAGGCGCTCTCGAAGCCGTCGGAGACGTTGAGCGGGTACACCGCGAAGTTCGTGGCGGCGGGGCCGCGCACGTTCACCATGTAGAGGTTGATGGTGCGGGTGCCCTGGCTTGAGGCCGAGGCGGTGACGACGCCCCGAGGGGTCTGCGGGGCGGGCACGCTGCGGCCCTCGGAGGGCAGGTAGGCCTCGATGGTGCCGAGCAGGTCGGGGTCGAGGTTTGCGTCTTCTCGCTCGAACTTGGAGAGAAAGAGCGCCTTCGCAGGGATGCCGACGTGGGGGTCAGACACGTTCTCGACCGTCATGCAGTCGGAGGGCAGGTAGACCTCTCGCTGCCTGGTGGTCGTGGTGTAGGTGCCCGAGGCACCGACATAGGGGCGGTCGATGTGCGCGACGCTGGCGCTCTCGACGTAGGTGACCGTGTGCTCGTGCGTTGCGCCGTTGCTGTCGGTGAAGAGCAGCACGGCCCCGGTAAGCGTACTGCCCGGGGTGACGGTCGACGTGTTGAAGTCGAAGGTGCCGGAGAGCACCGCCGAGCCGTTCGTGTAGCCGATGTCTTGCGAGCCGTCGGTGTAGACCTGGAGCACGCGGTCGCGCATGGCGAACGCCCAGGGCCTATCGGTGAGGCACCGGGTTTGCGCATCGTTAAGCAGGTTGACGAGCTGCTCGCGGTACGCGGTGTTGGTGGGGTCGTAGTCGAGAAGGTTGCCGACAAAATCGACGAGCTGGCCGAGGTTCATCGGCAACCTCCGAGCGGTTTAGAACTTGGCGATGACGTAGACGGGTGCGTACCCGGCAGTGTCAGCATCGAGGGCGATGCCGCACACGCTGCCCGTCGTGGTGCCGGGCACCTCGATCTCGGCCTGCCCAGCGGTGCCGATGGGGCCGACGAGGGCATCACCGGCGACGGTAGCGCCTGCCACCGAAGCGGAGGCAACGAAGCCGGCGACGACTGCGCGAACCTGCTCACCGGCGGCGGCACCCTCGAGCGCGACACCGAACGCGGCGGCGTTGCCCTTGGTGCCGACCGTTGCAGCTTCCTTGACGAAGAGGAGGGCGTCGGCCCCGCTCTTCGCCGAGTCGAACTGCACCCAGTCGCCGGCGGCGATGGTGCCAGAGGCGAGGAAGGTCTCGACCTGGCGGCGGTTGCTGGTGTCGCCTGCCGAGCCTTCGGCGAGGAACTGAATGAGAGTAGACGTTGCCATGGCTCAGGCCTCCGCGTCGATGAGGATTGCGTGGGATGCGAGGTGGCCGGTCACGAGCTGCATGCGGCAGAAGACCATAGCCGCCTCGGTGGCGGTGCCGGGGACCGGCATCATGTCGGAGACGTTGAAGAAGCCGTCGGTGTCGACGTACAACTGGAACGTGTCGGAGCTGAGCAGGTAGGCCGAGACGGCCTTCGCACCCATGCCCGAGCCGCCGTTGGCGGTGAAGCCGAGGTTCGGGTCGACGTAGATGCGGGCACCCCGGTAGGTGGCCACCATCTGCGAGTTGAGGCCCTCGCGGTCGCTCACGTTGATGTACTGGATGCGGTTGTCCATGAGGTTCAAGAACGCCGCGTAGCACTTGGGCGACATGAGCATGATGTCGGGGGTCGTGCCGCTCGGGTTGTAGAGCTGAGTGTTGATGAACATCTCGTCGATGTCCGCCAGCGCCAAGGTACCGCCCGCGTCGGTGAACTGGTTGTACCAGTTCTGGGCCTGGAAGGTGGCCTTGGAGAGACCGCCGACGCTGTTGACCTGGGCAGCCTGGGCAACGCCCTCGAGCCAACCGGTAGAGTTGGCGGCGAGCGCTGCGGTGCCGTTCCCGTTGAGGGTCTGCAACGTTGTAATCTTGGACGAGTCGCCCGCGATAATCTGCTTACAAACTTCCTTCTTGAGTGAAAGCATGACGTTTTTCATCTTGCTCTCGAGGATGTTCACAACGGCGAGGTCACCCTTGTTCGCAGCCTTCTCCACGGCCGACAAGATGATCGGCTGGGTGAAATTGGAATACTCGAACTTCGCAGTGTTGAAGGGGTCGGTAACCGCCATCGAGACGGGCTCAAAGCCGTTCGACAGCTCGGTGATGCTGCTGTGGTCGCCGAAGATGACGGGCTGGTCGACCCGAGCACCGCCCGACACCTGCACGAGGTTGCCGGCTTCTTCGATGGCGCGGATGAGGGGGTGAGCGAGGAAGGAGTTGTCAACCAGCTTGTCCCGCAGGAGCTGCAGGGTGGTCGTAAGAACTGACTGGGGTGCCATGTGGTGGCCCTCCGATGGGATGGTGGAACTCTACGGTAAAGCGTGCCCGGGTGTCGGGTGCTCGGCCGCAGGGTCCACGGAGGGGTGCCCTACGCTCTGCCCGCACTGTAGCGCAGGCGGGTCGCCGTTGCTACCGTCGTCGGTTCGTGCTCATGTTCTTCGCCAGGGCAAGCAGGTCGGCGTTGCTCATGCGGCGCAAGTCGCCCTTCGGCGGGCGGCCCGTGCCCGGTGCTCGGCGCGGTGAGCCTGTGCCCTTGAGGGCGGCCTCTTTCGCTGCCTTGCGCTTCGCTGCCTCTGCCCGCTTGTTCTCTGCGGCTTGGTGCTTTGCCTGCCTGCCCTTGGCTGCCCAGTAGGCCGTCTCGAGGTCGAGGCCGTTGTTGCCCTCGAGCAAGAGCTGCACCTCGTTGCGCAGGTTGTCGTCGGTCTTGAACTCGGGGTGTTCCACGAGGAACGCTTGATAGGAGTCCTCGGCCGCCATCACCTCGTACTCGCGTTGCATTGGCTCGAGCACCTCCTGCAGACGGCGGGCAACCTCGCGCTCAATGCGGGCGTTGATGGTGCCCTCGTCGAAGGGGTCGTAGTCTGGCACCTCTTCGGGCACCTCGACGGCCTCGCGCCCCTTGAGCAGGGCCTCGCGCTCGCGCAAGAGCTCCTTGCGCTGGTCGGCCAGCTCCTGGGTTTTGCGGGTGTAGTCGCCCTGCATGTTGCGCATGAGCTTCGCGATGTCGGGCGGCACGCGGCGCAAGGCATCGTTCCACGAGAGGCCCTTCGTCGTGGTCTCGCCTTCGTCGCTGGTCGTCTCGACCTCGACCTCGGCGGCCTGGTCGCTCGCTTCTGCCTCTGCAACTTGCGCTTGCGCCTGCTCGAGCACGGCTTGCGCGGTGCTCTGTACGGGTGGCGCATTGCTCTCGGGGGTGAGGCTGGGGGCCTCGCTTGT